CATTGAACCCGCCGATGAAGCTGAAACCACCGGCGAGGACGTTGGTTGTATGCACGGTCACGTCATAGATTGCGTTTGTGACATAGGTATCAGTGAACACTCGTACCTGATTGTTCTTGAACGGCTTCTGGAACGTGACACCGCCGTTGCCTGTGGCGTCGGTGTTCGCGAACCCCCACTGAATGAGCACATCACCCCACACCTGCCAGCCTGCGGGAGCGTCAGCTCCAACAATCTCCGTGGGCGTGCCGTCACCGCCGACGATTGCCCAAGCGACACCTGTCCACTTCCACGTCGTGCCCTCAGCGAAGAACAGTTCGTCGCGTGCCGGGTTGTTCGGGAAATCAACGGCCATTCTTCAGTGCCTCCACTTCTGCGCTCAACTCCTTCACGGCCTCGACAAGCGTGGCAATGATCGCCTGCGGGTCGTATGCAAGCACGTCCTTCTCGACCACCGTATCGTCGGGCAGTTCCTTGCCCTTGTGCAGATACACAGACACGGCGTCGGGCAACACCTTCTGCACATCATCAGCGACGAAGCCCAGTTGCCTGATCCCGCTGTCAATGCGTTCGTATGCAACACCTGCCAGCGCCTTGATCATGTCGAGTGCGCCGGTGATCGGCTCGACGTTCTGCTTGAGTGATGCGTCACTTGCGATCTGCCAGCCTACGGGAGCATAGGCGATGCCGCCGCCTTGGAAGCTGTAAATGCGCGTGTTCTGCAACGCGACGATTTCCATCGACGTGAGGGAACCTGACAAATGGTATGCGCGAATAAGTCCGGTGTTGCCGAAGTTGGTGTAGTACTCTTCACCGTAAGAGTACTCTTGCCCAGTTGGGACGGACGCATGTGCCACGGTCGCGTTTAGCAGCACACGGGTCGGTTCGACTGACATCTTGATCGCGCCACTGATCCAGAACTCGAACTTGTTTGTCGTGCGTTCGAACCTGATGAAGTCATTGCTGTCGAAGGAAACTACTGGCTGGTTCGTGTCGTTACTAATGTTCGCCATGAAGAACTGCGAGTTGATGTTGAAGCCGCCCGAGTACACCGCAGCAGGAAATGTTGCCGTTGCCGAGACAGGATCGAACATCGCAACACGTGGAGCGTTCACCCCGTCACCCCAGTATAGACGCCCAAAGCCACCTTCTTCGTCTATGTTCATCGACACGCCGTTGGCACCTTCGACCCTCACGCGCTTGGTGTCACCTTGCTGAATGAGAACGTGTTCACCGGCTGGATCACCGACGTACAGATCACCTGTCATGGTATCGCCCGTGCGCTGCACTGCATCATTCGGAGCGCCGCCGCCGTTGGTCTGCACCCACTGCGTGCTGTCGCCATCATCATAGTACATGTAGAGGCCGACGGGGGCGGTGGTCAGGTAGTGGAAGATGCCCGGCTTGAGGCCTGTCGTCGGGAAGGCGTCACCGACGGAGGCACCGCCAGCTCCACCCAGCTCCGCCCAGTCCGAGGACGCGGGGGAGGGCTCCTCGGATGTGGTGACCAGAGCCACCCACGAGGAGCCGTTGTTGGCGACGATGGCATCCTTCTGGTAAGTGCCCGAGACCCAGTCACCCTCGTACTGGGTGAAGGGCGGCACCTGCCACGCAGTGTCGTAGTCGTCAGCGCTCATCTTCAGCAGGATATCACCTGTGTCGCCGCCCGGCGGCAGACGCGAGGCTGGGCTGTAGATGACGGAGACGACGCCGTTGCGCTCATCCTCCGGCAGGCCGTCGAAGGCCAGCAGGGTGACGGGGAAGTCGTAGTAGTCCGGCGATCCCGCGACCAGCGTGCCGGGGCCCGTGGTCAGGTAGTAGTTGTACTCCGCCCCTCCCGTCTCCTCCTCGAAGCCGAGGCCGTCACCCGCAGCAATCGCGTCGAGGAAGCCGTTCACCGGGATGCCGTTGCGGGTCACGCTGCTTATCCGGACCACGGTGGCGGTGGAGGGATCGGTCGTGTTGATGCCGTACCCGCCGGAGGGCACCTGACCGGCAATCGTATCGGTCCACCGATAGGACAGGTTGAGGGCACGACCGACGTTGGCGGAGATCGGTCGCCAGTTCGTGAGGCTGAACGGCTGCGCGGGGTGATCCTGCAGGGCGAAGTAGACCGTGCCCTGATACCCGATCAGGTCATCCTTGAGATAGTCCGAGGTGGGGTCGAAGGTGGTGACAGCCACCTGATCCGCCGTGACGGCCTCCACCCATGTGTCGAAGATGCGGTCGTAGGCCACGCCATCATCAGGCGGGTTCTGCACCTCACCCGGCACACCCTGAGGTCCGGTCTCGCCTTGGATACCCTGAGCGCCCTTGTCGCCCTTCTCACCCTGCGGGCCCTGAGGGCCGGTGTCCCCGGTGTCGCCCTGAGGTCCGGTCTCACCCTGAGGGCCGGTGTCACCGGTGTCGCCCTTCGGGCCGGGCGCACCCGTGGGACCGGTGTCACCAGTGTCACCCTTGGGGCCGGTGTCCCCTATGGGGCCCTGCGGTCCCGTGGGGCCGGGAGCACCCTGCGTGAAGTATTCGAGCTGGCTCCACGTCTTGATGCCGTCGCCAACCTTGAAGCGGTTCTGGCTGCTCGGCTCGTTCAGCTCGACGCCGATCTCGCCCTGCGCCAAGATCGGATTGGTGGTTGTCCAGTTGGCGGGCGTGTCCCTACGGAGCTGAATTTGTTGTGCCACTGGCGTTCCCTCCGTCTACTTTGGCGATGATGCCGCCATAGATGCTGTCGGCAGCGCCGCCGTCAATGTTCGAATTGTAGTCGCCGCCCTGCCGGGAGAGCCGCATCATGATACTGTCCGCCGTGGAGAAGGCACCCTCGACCGACGCGCGGAAGCGCCGCTCGTTCTCGACCGCCTCCTCGCCGGACGGGTTTACCGGGATCGCCCTGAAATCTACACGGTTCGTGCTCATGCTACAGCGTAGACCCCCCAGAAGTTCTGGAAGCTCTGAGGTGCCTCGGTGAAGAGGATCGCGGCGCTGCCACCATCATCCACCATGACGAAGTCAGCGAAGGGCTGCTGAGGGTTGCCGTCGATGTAGATGGTGAAGCTCTCCGTCGAGGCTGGCCACGCCACCGGTGCAGCGCCCACGGTCAGGGGGAACGACAGGGTGACGTCATCGAACAGCTGCGCGACGTCGTCCAGCTTCAGGTGAGTGGTGGCGGGCGCTGGAGCTGCCGCCGGAGGCGGCACCACGGTGGCGCTCTCGAAGGGGAACACCACTGCATCGCCGTCCAGATACCGGAAGACGGGGATCGCCAGCCCTGCGGGCGGCGGCGTCGTTGCGACGAAGCCGTTGGGCCGCGCGTAGTAGACAGTATCCTCCAGCCATCCACCGCCCTCGACCAACAGGGAGCTGCTGGGGTTGGGCAGGAGGCCGGAGGATTGCAGGACCAGCGTATTCGGGCTGGGTATGTCCCTGATCACACAGAAGGGCGCTGTAGAGGCCCCTGCAGGGTCTCCGTTGATGTAGCGGCCAGAGGCTCCGTCGAAGGTGAGAGGCTTACCGATCTCCGTGAAGCCGTGAGCTGTCTGCTCCACCTCCCACAGGTTGCCCAGAGCGTTGCTGAACTCGGTGTAGCCGACCTCGTCCCAGCGACCGGGGTCGTCCTTGGGCTGGGTCGTCGACACCGCCTCCGGTGCGTTGGACTTCTGGATGAAGAGGTTCGTGATCCCCTGAGCGATGCTCGACTGCGCCGACACCACGTCCAGTGGTGCGTAGCTGGAGCCGCTGGACCATGTGCCGCGCTCCCTGAAGCTGTCGCCGGTGTCGCCCTTCGGGCCTGCCTCGCCCCTCGCGCCTGCGTCCCCTCTCATGCCGTCGTAGACCATGACCATGCGGACGCCCGGCGTCTGGACGGATGCGGCCTGATAGCTGGGGATGTTCACGATGTTAGTCATCAATTTGAACCTTCAGGTTGAAGAGCCTCCGAGGTTGGTCGGTGGCGTCGATGGAGGCGAGCTGGCAGTAGCCCACGATGTTGTAGTCCGGCAGCTGCTGGGTCTGCTCCGCTGTCGCCGCGAAGGACAGGCGGAGAGGAGGAGAGCCCGGCGACGGATCGACGCGCGCCTTCGGCGTTGCCAGCAGCTGTAGCCTGACAGCAGCCGTATCGTCCTGTTCGTCCCTGAGTACAATGGTACCGACGTAGCCGCCGGGGTCGGCGATCACCTCTGTCCAGTGGCTCGACAGGCCGACGTCCATCGACCAGACGTCCCCCCTGATGATGCAAATCTCTGCCTGTGGTGCGCAACCCATCTCTACTGCCCCTGTATGTTCGAGGTCTCGACCGGGCGTGTCTCGGTCTCGTCGCGGCGGCGACGTTGAACCTGAGCATTGGCCTCGGTCACGGCCTGCATCATCTCTTTCTCATACACCTGCGCGTCCTCCCAGTTCTTCTGGTAGAGGGCGGCCTGACGGAAGACGGCCTTCTCGACAGCGCGCGGCGCTAGGATCGACATGGTGTTCGTCTGCTGTGTCTGGCTCAGCACCGGCGGCTCGACGTTCGCCGCGATCTCCAGCTCGTAGTCCTGCTTCGGCGCAGGGAAGGCCTTGATGATCAGGGGGCCGTTGTACTCGCTGTAATAGAGCGGCCTGCTGGGCCGGTTGCGGGCGTAGAGCATGGTCAGCGTCTCAAGGTTCCGCCGCTGCAGCGGCGTCCAGTCGTCGACGCCGTCGCGGTAGCGGACGCGGATCGACCGCACCTCAAGGACGGGCGGGTCTTCAGCGCTGAGATCGAGAACGCCCATCGATGCAGCCGTCATCGTCTCGCCGGTGATGATCGACCTGAACAGATCGTGGTCGAGCACGCCGATCAGCTGGTCGTGCGCCTGCCGCACAATGTCATCCATGTCGAGCACCAGCGAGCGGTTCTGTGCGTAGAGCCACTGTGGTACCCGCCTGATCAGGTCATCGTAGGTGATTGCTGCCATCTAGTAGCCCGTCCTCGGTGCTCGTCCCTCTCGAATAGACGCTAGGATTTCCTGATCGGAGATCGCAAGGTCTTGCTTCGAGCGGTCCTGATTGTTTTTCGGGACAGCGCCGGGGATCGGCTTGGGATCATCGAGAACGCCAAGCGTGACCCTGTCCTGAGGGTGATGTGTGCCAAAGCCGGGGGTGATGTCGGCGAACTCGTGGGCGACAAGGCCCTGCCGGACGTCCTGCACCTGCTGCCCGGTGCGGCGCAGGAAGCCTGACGCCATGCACTCCTTGTTGCCGCGACCCTTCGGCTTGCCCAGATGTCTGGGGTAGCAGCCGGGGTTGCCTCTGCGTCCTGCCATGGCTCAGACCCTCCCGTAGCTGTTGCGGTACCGGTAGCGCTGGCGGCCCCTGTCAGCACGCTGAGCCAAGTCCTCAGCCTCCGCAGCCTCACCCTTCAGGCGAGCGATCAGGGCCTCGTTGTAAGGGGGCCTCTTGCGCGCCAGATCGAGTGCCAGACCGGAGACCAGAGCCTCCAGCCAGCGACCGGGGACGTCATCCGTGGTGTCGCCGTAGCGGTCGAAGTCCTCAGGCCGCGACACATACCAGACGGTCAGCTCGACGTTGTCGTTGACGTCGCCAATCGGGAAGACGAAGAGGCTCGGCGTGTCCTTGCGGTCCAGCCAGTACTGGCTGGGCCTGCCCATCACGTTCTTGGAGGAGAGCTGAGCGTACTGCGTCTCGGAGATGCGCAGCATCGCGCTCTCCGTCCCGTCGACCCGCTTGGAGTTGACCTGAATGACGTCGTCGACGCTCGATGGTAGGGGAATGGTAGGGGACACGCCGCCAGCGATGACGGTCGTGTTCTCGATCCGCCATGTGTTGAAGCCCTGAGCGATCCACCTCTCGGTGAGGAGCCGCAGCCCACGCCTGACGTTGATGATGTCGGAGGCCGTGGCTTCCTGTCCGCCGGATCGGGCGACCGCCTCGTCGACAACGTCACTGAACTCAAACGATGCGATGCTCATCATCTTACTCCACTACGATTGCTAGTGCGCCGATGCGCAAGGTTGGCTGTTCCTTTGATATGAGTTGCGACACACCACCTGTTGAACCGCCAGTGAGCGTTCCATACGAAGCGAATGCGATTGAGTTTCCCGCAAGGTCGCCTACGTCTGTCTGTGACCCAACAGAGAACGCCCAGAACCCGTTTGCATCCAGACCCATTGCCAGAGTGTAGATAATGTTGTCCGCCTCCACCAATGGCGTGACAATAAGGACGAGTGGGCCTGCAGCACCCGTGTTCAAGTACCGATTAGTTACGTCCGCAAAATCGCCGTTACGGAAGCCCGCGACGTGCATCGCCATATTCCCTGCTTCGGCTCCCAATGTGAACGTGAACGTGTCCGCTGCTGTGCCGTTTACCGGCATAGTGAATGTAAACGCACCGAGCCTTCCACCGGTACCACCTGAGTCCAAAGTGACCTTTGTTACTGTCGCTGTACTGCCGCCGATGTTAACGGTAAGCGCACTGGTCTGTTGTTCTATACCATATCCGACGAGTACACGGTCACCAGCAGAGAACGCTGTCAGGTCTACCGTAAGAACATGTGTCGTGCTGGTAGAGCCTGTGTAAGACTGGTTGAACGCATCCACAAGTGTCGGGCCGGAGATGGGGTTGCCACCTCCCCGCCGGTAAGGCCGCATCCGGTCGGTCGCCATCAGTCTGGCGTTCCGAGCGTTCGGAACCACCATCTTCTGCTTCGAGAAACGGCTCATGGCCTACCCCAAGTTGCTGTAGGCCCTGACGTACTTGATGGGCTGCGCCGGTTGTACCCACACGGCAACGCCTGCAGGGATAACGCGGCTGGTCATCGCGGCCTGAGCGTACCCCTCAGCGGGGGTAGCTGGCTGCGTTCCTGTGGCTACATAGAAGCCCGTACCACGGGCTTCCAGCAGCATGTCTCCGCCGGTGTCGGGGATGAGGGTCCAGACACCCGGAGGGCATATGGTGACCGCCATCTTAGAACCACCCGTTCAGAGCCGGTGTCACCATCAGGGAGATCAGGGCTGTCTCGCCGGTGGTGCCGCCCGCGACGGTCGCCACCACGGGACGATCCAGCGTCAGAGGGACGAGAACGGCGGGGTTCATGCCAGTGAAGATGACACTGGTCAACGTCAGGTCAACAGCCTGAGTGTTGATGACGACCTCTGGCTCGCCGCCGAAGGCGGGCATGGTCAGAACCAGCGTGCCGGATGTCAGCGCTGCGTGGTTGATGATCCCGCGAATGAAGAGGCCCTGCGTCAGGTCGCCGATGGGCTGTGCCCCTGCTGCGCCTGCATCTGCCGACATCACGATGTTGGCGTCATAGGTGGCAGCGAGGCGCTTGCCGTAACCGGAGGGACCGGTCTCCATGGCCTTGCCCAGAAACGTGACGTCGTAGGCTTGGTGAGTGTAGCGACGGCGACCGTCGCCGCGATTTGTCGGAAACTGAGACATGATGTCCTCCAGTGAGAGTGATCGGGGCAAATCCCTACCGACACATTACACGGTAAGGGGGGTGCTGCATAGCAGGTGCAGTGGGGTCTTGAGTGTCGTGCTTATTGGTATAAGATGCCCCACATGAAGGTACGCGGCATTGGCATAAATGATCTCAGTCGGCAGGTGATGCCGATGGTTGGCGGGAAGCAGGTCTGGGATGCGACCTACGCTCACTGGGTCTCCATGCTCAAGCGGGTTCAGAGCGACGAGTACGATTGCTCGATCTGTGATGAGTGGACCTACCTGAGCGCATTCGACAGGTGGGTCGAAGACCAAGACGAGGATGTCGGCGCTGCTGGCATCCAGCTCGACAAGGACATCCTCATTCCCGGCAACAAAGTGTACCGGCCCGAAGCATGCGCCCTCGTGCCGGGCTGGCTGAACACCCTGATGCAATCAGGGCGTGGGTGGTCGGCTCAGGTGAATGAGGGACGCAGGAAGCCCTACCGCGTGAAGGCTAAGAAATTGATTGGGCCGGGGCAGTCCGTCCATCACCACGTCGGATACTACGAGACTGATGGCGAAGCACGATCCGCTTACATCGAGCACAAAAAAGACCAGCTCCGCTTTGCTGCAGAGCTGGTCTCAAGAGATGATCTGTCTCAAGGTCTTCTCAGGCACGCTGACCTGCTAACTCCTTGAAAACATTAGATCATTGTCCCGGTGAGCCCCAGAAGGAGCGCGGGTCCATGCAGCTGAAGGCGTACCGTTCGTAGGCCATGACTTTCATGGTCTGGGTCTCCGAACCGTCACCTTCTTCAAGGTCAAGGCTCTCACGATCCCAGTGCGTCATGCCCTCGGAGACGTCAGTCTTGAGGAACCACGCGCGCGGATCGCTGAGGTAGTTGTTCACCTTGTAGCCCTCGGGAACCATCCCGATGGCGGCAGATGCCTTGTCGTTGTCGCCGGTACCAACACGACCACCGGTCGTGTTCATCAGGCGATCAGCGGTGAACTGCAGACCGTTCGGGACGATCATGCGCTTCGGCTGCACCGAGATACGCAGGCCACGCTCGTCGACATAGTCAGCGATCTGGATGATCGCAGCTTCGAGCGACGTCTCGTTGAGGTCAGCGTTGGCCCCGGAGACGTTGGAGAAGGTGTCGCCATTCTTCAGCGGGTGTGCCGCGTTACAGATGGAGACGCCGTCGCCGGTGGTCTGAGCGGTGAAGACCTGATCCACGAAAGCCGCTGCGCGGACTTCCTTGGTGATCTTCATCGAGCGCTTGAGAGCGCGGGTGTAACGAGGAACCAGATCGAAGTACTGGTCATCGTTCACGGCCTCACGAGTGATCACAAAGCCAAGGGCGTAGGCGATCATCTCGACGCGACCCTTCCATGTGTCAGCTGCCTGATCGAACATGATCGGGGCACCCGCAGCCTTTTCAGGCGCGAGACCAAACATGCTCTCCATGACATACTCTTCGTAGGCCTTCTGCGATCCACGGCTGGTAAAGACGTAGCCGTACTGGTCCTCGTAGTCGGAATACTCGGCTCCGAAGAACTCGATGATGCCCGGCCAGAGGTGCTCTTTTAGAGCGGCGCGGTTGATGGCTGCCATTTTTCAAGCCCTCCTTATGCCGCGTCCGAAGCAGTGCCCTGCTGCAGAGCAACAGATACTTCGACGATGGGTTGCGCGTTTGTCCACGCATTCCCCGGCAGGGAAGCGAGACGGTGAATGACCAGAGGGCCTGCGCCCAAGGTCGCGACGTAGCGGCTGTCTCCGTACTGAGCGTTGCCTGCGGCAGCGGTCAGTGCGGCGGTGTTGCCAACGGCGGCAGCCTGCGTCGACGGTGCTGCGAGCTTCACATAGAACATGGAAGACGCTGGCATGCAGATCGAGGCCATGACTTCAGAGCGGCCCGTGTTGCCATCCCAGAAGCTGCGGAACTCGTAGCTGCCGTCGTTGTCGACATATTTGCATCCGTTGAAGACGCCGAGAATGGCACCGGTTGTCGTTCCCGATGCCTCTACATAACCGCCGCTCAATACGACGGGGTCGCCCGTGAAGATCGCGTCGGCAGTGGCGGGGTCAATCGGGAAGTCAAAAGTATTCCCTGTGTAGCCCTCCATACCTTGCGAACGTCCGAGGCGCAGTCCAAAGCCTGCCATGATGTGGCCTCCTTTATCTCTGGCTCATACTTGCAAGTGCTTGACCCGCTTCCGCCCCTTGGAGCGACCGCGTGCCACGATCCTCTGATACAGCATCGCGCCCAGCAAGACCCTGTAGTTCGTTCGCGCCTTGGACGGCGTTCTGCGACCTCTTCAGGTAGTGCTGTTGACGTTGCTGCGCAAAGGCTTCGGGAAGTCTCATCAGAATAAGACCCCCTGTTCGAGCGTAGCCGTCCCCGCGATCTTCATCGACGAGGAAGTCTTCCGGCAACGCATCGATATTCACCCTCTCGTACCCCTCGCGCAGTGCCATCTGGACGTTGCGAGGTGTGTGAGTGCCGTTGACGTATTCCGCTACCCAGCGGAACCGCCATTCACCGACAGCGGGTGGTGTCTCCAGCACGTTTGCTGGCGACCAACGGTCCATAGGAGGGCGCTCCCGAGCCGTTGTTGCGTCCACAGCGCGGCTTGATGCGCTGCGTGTTCTATCTGCATCTGTCTTGGTCATCGTGTTACTATGCTCCCTTGCACTGGCTGCGACGGGAGGATGCCCTTCTGGACGGCGAGCTCGCGGTTCTTCAGCATGCGCTCAGCCACCTTGGGGTCATCGATGTTGATGCCCATGCGGCGATACCCGTCGGCGATGGACTTCTGGATACGGCCCTTCGATGACGTGTTCTGCATCTGAGACCCTCCGGTCGTTGTCGTTGTCGGCGGTGTCCCGCTGAACTTGTCAGGATAGCGCTGGCTCATGGCACGGTCGATGGCCTCGAAGTATTGCTTACTCCCGACAGAATGTACACCGGCATCCTTGATCTGTCGATGTATCTCGTGTGAGGCCTTCGTCATCTCGGCATCGACGCCATACCATGTGGCATTGCGGTCCTTCCAAGAGTTGAGGTTCGTGGCATCCTTCTCGCCGCCATCACCCTGAGGCTGCTTGCGCTCGGCTGCCTTGACCTGCTCGCGGAAGTTGGTCAGGTCGGCATCGCGGCGCTCGACCTTGGCCACGCTCTCGCTCAGGAGGCGCTGAGCCTTGGCGATCTCGATGCCCTCGCCGTTGTCGTAGGCCTCTGCGAGACGCTTCTCGGCTGCCGAGACAGCGTCCTCCGCTTCCTTCTTTGCTGCCGCCAGCTCACGATCCCGGCCAGCAATGGCCTCGAAGGCCTTCTGCTGCTTGCTCTGGCTCGTCATCCCATCGATGGCACCAGTGATCCGCTCAAGGCGGGCCTCCAGAGCAGAGATTTTATCAGGTGCCGGGGAACCGTCCTGAGCGCCCACATCGGAGCCGCCCCCGGCACCCTCACCCTCCGCTTGGCGGAAGATCATTGGCGTCATCGCCGTTGTCATAAGAAAGCTCTTCATTGTGGTGTCCTCCATCCACTATCGATCCGTGAGATCGGCTGGGTGTCATTCAGGAAGCCGAGACGCTGACCGTTTCCAAGCTGGAACATGCTCGCGTCATACTTCACCAGAGTGATCCTGTCACCAACAGAGACCCACGGCTCATCGAACCGGGACGGGTCTTTGAACGCCTGCGGGCCCACGCCCAGCACGACGCCCTGCGGGCTTGCCAGAGAGCGCTGCTCCCGTGCGTCATCAACAACGATGACGCCACCAGCGCTCTTCTCGGGAATGGTCACCATCAGGACCATCACCTTCCAGCCAATGGCTTGAGGCAGGGTGTAGTCTGGCTCTGCCACCCTGCGGTCGTCGATGTACTCCTGCAGCTGTTCGAGCTGGGCCTTCACATCGGCCTTGGTCGCCCAGTCGTCGGAGTTGATCCGGTACGTCGTACTCTTCTGGATGGCAGCAGCTGCCGCCATCTGGTGTCTTGGCATTAAAAGCCCCTTGGTCATACGTTGAACTCCCTTGCGTATTCGACCTTCATGTTATCGATGAGCCGTCGCAGCTCTGCTGCGGCCCCTATCTTCTGCAGATAGTGCTCACGTTCCAATACACTGGTTGTCAGTGCAAGGTCTAACTTTTTTACCTGATCCTCCGCGAGAGAGATCATCCGCCGACAGACGGCGCTCTCCGCTTGGGGGTTCAGGAGGGCTTCACTTCTCACCTGCGGCGGCCTTTTTTCTTGGAGGGCTTCTCTGCAGCAGCCGCGAGGATGTCCTCATCCTCGACCTCTTCCGCGATTGTCTTGACCGGCTCCTGCTCCGCCACGGGCTCATCGGCCACGGGCGGCGCGCTTACCGGAGGTTTGATGCCGAGGAACTTGTCCATCTTCTCTGTCATTTCTTTGCCCTGTTGCTTGATTTCGAAATCACCCGCGTCTTGCCGGGAGCCTTGCCGTGCTTCAGCCCACCAACATGGTGGACGTCCTTGCCATCGCCCTTCTTGGCAGCGCCGGACTTGATGGCGTCAGCCCGAGCCTTGTTGCGGATGACCCTCTTGCGGACCTCCTCGGGACGGGCTTGGTTCTTCTTGTCGTACTCGCTGTAGACGCGGGTTCTCTTTGCCATGTCAGCCCCCGATCCCGCCAGCGCGGGTGGGTGCCGTGTTGCGGTCCTTCATACTGGCGATCTCGATGGCGGTCTCGTCGTCCTGTACCGCGCGATCCATGGCCGCTTCGTCGCGCTTCGCCTGCAGCTCCATCTGCTGCTTGTGCTTGAGCTCTGCCATCTGCTGTGCGTGGCGCTGCTTCATGGTCTCCAGACCTGCAGCGTTCTGCCCCTTGACCTGCTCGATGGCGATCTTGCTCTCCTCGCGGCCCTCTTCCGGCGCGCGCTCTGCCTCGATCTCTTGGATCGCTGCAGCGATGAGAGGCGCGACCTGCGTCTCCAGCTCCGGCGGGATGCCCTCCTGCATCATTCCCAGATCGAGGCCGGTCTTGGCAGCGACCTTGACCATGGTGTCCATGGCGTAATGCTCTGCGATGTGAGCTGCGAGGACGGACATTGCTGCCTGACCCTGCTCCACCGGGAGGTTGGACGTCTGCAGCCCGGCCATCTGCGCGGTGTGCGCGTCGATGTGGGCCATGTGGTTCTGCGTCAGGCCAGCCACGATGGGCTTGCCAGCCAGTGTCCTGCCATACTCCGTCACTGCGTCCGCAGGTTGCGGCGGGTTCTTCGCGGGGTCCGGCAGCATGATGTCATCGATGTTCGGCTTGCCGATGGCGCGCAGGTAGTCGAGCGCCGCCTGCCGCTTGTCTAGGATGTCCGGCATGGCCTGCGTCAGGTCGAGCGTGGCCTGAGCTTCCATCACTGCCTTGCCCTTGGTCGCCTGCCCCGGCACCATCTTCGGCTTCGGCTTCACCTTCAGGAGGTCGCCCGGCAGCAGGGTCTCGTTGTCGCCGAAGGGGATCGGCTGCGATCCGTAGACCTCCCTCATCCGCTCGTGGATCAGGTTGATCTCCTTCTCGTGCGCTCGGTAGAGGCGCGAGTGGATCGAGGTCTGGAACTCGGTGTTCTCCTCGTAGGCTGCCATCGCCGGGCCAGCTGCCATCCCAGCCTTCATCAGGTTGTCGAGGTCTTGCGTTGCCAGACCGCCGAGCTGCTTGCCGTTCGCCTCGATCTGGGAGGCCAGCGCCATCAAGCCTTGGCTCGGTCCCTCGAAGGGGTGCATCATCAGAGCCTGACGGATGTCTCCTGTCGGGCTGTCGACATCGATGAACTCGCCGGACCTGATCTTGGTCGCGTCGTCCCGCACCTTGAAGCTGCTGAGCTTGAAGCCGGAGGGGTGGTTCTGGAGGTATGCCGCCTCAAGCCCCCGTCGCTGAGCCGTTCTAAGGGCGCGGGTAATGTTGGCGAGGAGGTGCCCCAGACCCATGCCGTAGACGGCGGACTTGCCGGGGTGGAAGAGGTACCCGACGAAGTGCTCGATCCTGCGCTCGGTCTTGTCATTCGGCCTCCAGTTGCGGACGATTGAGAGTATCTCCATCGAGGCCGCGTGAACCGTGACGATGTAGGGTCGCGCGAGGCCGAGGGGATGCGGGTCGTTCGCGAGGAACAGCTCGCAGTGTATCTCGTAAATCTTGTGGGTCTCGGTGCCCTCCATGTACTGCTGGCTCAGGCCGACGATCCGGTCCTTCTGCTCCAGTACAGGGTCTTTCTGCGGGACTTCCCCGTCCATCATGTCGACCGCACGGTACTGGCCGGACTGGATCAGCCTGATCAGGTCAGGCGTCGGCAGCTGCATGCGGTGCGCGATCCTTCCTGTGCGGAAGTTCTTGGCGTCGTAGCTGATGATGATGTCTGCAGCGGGCGTGAAGGACGCCTGCACCGCAGGGTGGAGCGTCGTGTCCGTGTAAATCTTTCGGATGCCGATGCCGTTGAGGCCCATCTCCATGAGGAGCTGCTCAGTGTCCTCGACGTAGCTCGGCAGCTGGCGGTAGAAGTAATCGGTGTAGAAGCGCTTGACGCGGGCACCAGCCTCGTTGGCGTCCTGCTTCACCATCCTGCGCTCTTCCTTGTCCTCGATCTGCTCGGGATCGAAGGCGAGGGCGTAGTTCACCGCCTCATCTGGCGAGGGCAGCATGGCCGCCACGGACTTGGACATGAAGCGCGTCAGCGCCGTCAGCATCAGGGGGTGGTCAGAGGTGTCCGAGGAGCCGTCCTCGTCGACGTCGTCCGCCACACTCTCCGGCCCCACGCCCAGCAGCTCCCAAGCCTCGGCGTTGATCCGGCCCCACTCCTCCCTGCT